TCCATCAAATGGACTTGGCCCTGCGCAAATTAAGGGAAGCACGCCCTCCTACCCGCCCAAGTAGCGGCTGGGTGAAGGCCATTCGTGAATCTTTGGGCATGTCAGCCTCTTCTTTGGCACGAAAGCTAGGCATTACGCCTGCCAGCATTAACAAGCTCGAAAAGGCTGAGGCTGATGAAAAGATCACTTTAGCCAGTCTTCGAAAGCTAGCTAGCGCCTTAGATTGCGAGTTGCACTACACCCTAGTACCACGCAAGTCTCTAGAAGAAATTCTGGAAGACCGCGCCATTACGGTTGCGCGGGAGCGCCTACGCCCTATCTCTCATTCGATGAGTCTTGAGGATCAGGCCGTGGAAAAGTCTGCTAGTGAAAAACAACTCCAACTGCTGGCAAAAGAGATTTTGGATGGCCCTAGGAGAAATCTATGGTGATGCATTTTCAATATCCGCCAGGAGCAACACCGATTGATCCAGATGAAGCTCTTGGCCTCATCCCTAAACACATCAGCACTCAAGCCCAATTAAATGCTTGGGAAGAGTTGAATATTGTTGAGGGTGCTAATTGGATTGAACGCCAAAAGCTAATTCAAAGCTTTGATGAAGGCCTGGTGCGTGAGTTACATCGCCGCATGTTTAATGAAACATGGCAATGGGCTGGCACGTTCAGAAAGAGCGCCAAGAGCATCGGCATTGATTGGACTCAGATTTCTATAGCCCTGAAAAATCTCATAGATAACACTACCTATCAGATTGAAAATAAAACGCTGCCCTTAGATGAAATCGTTGTGCGCTTTCATCATCAGCTGGTATTGATTCACGCCTTTCCAAATGGTAATGGTCGTCATGCTCGATTGATGGCAGACGCCTTAATAGTCAACCTTGGTGGGGCAAGATTTTCTTGGGGTGGCAACACTTCTATTGCCTCCCCAGGCGTTACCCGTCAAAACTATCTATCTGCGCTACGCGCAGCAGATAATGGCGATATTGCGCCTCTCATGAAATTTGCGAGGCAATAGGGCTAAATGCCCATATTGCCTAGATGCTGAGCGATTCGGTCCATCGGATTATCAGAACTTGCCAGTGGTGCTCCCAGGGTTGAGGTTCGCGCTCGGATGGGCTGAAGATGTCGTATTGGTGTAATCCTTGCATTAGAAAAATCTGGCTCTTGCATTTCTATTGAGTCATATATTGATTCAATCATGGACTGCCATTGCTCCGGTTTATTTGTTTGCACAAAGACCTGCATATAAAAAGGATCGGTGAGGTACTTGTAAAAGCATTGAGCTTTAGCTGTGTGATCAATCTCATCTTCGCGTGAGTTCAGGTATTTGATGATCTGATGCTTCGCTTCAGATACCAACTCGGCAGGCTTCTTCTCCTTTGTTTTGAGCGCCATCGTGTTATCAACAAATTGACTTTCAATCTCATATTTACGAATGGCATCTTGCAAACTCGTTACAGTGCATTGCAAATCTTCGACTTGCCTTTCTAACTCTCGTTTCTCATTGATAATTTTTTGCATACGCTCACACCCCCGCTTAGATTTAATACTCATGTCGGGATTTTTATCCGCTGGTACAGGGTTCAACGCCTTGTTGATCACCTCCTCTGCTGTTTTAGCCTGAATCATGGGCTGCGGGAGTGTCTCCACGGTTATGGCAGCAGGTGCAGGCAATAAATCATCAAGGTCATATGCTTGAGGCTCCGGTATTGCCTCAGGAGTAGCCAATACACTCGGCACAAGAACCTCGCCCTTAACCGGCGCAAAGATTGGCTCGACTTCTAAAGCCTCTAATTCTTCCCCCTCTTCGATATCTTCGGAGTTTTGTGAAAGCGATGGGCTAGGTTTAGGCTGCCTACTGAGATCATCGAGCAAACTGCTTGCCCGACTTTTAGACTCTGCCTTTTCGGACTTATGAGCCTTTTGCTTTTCAGCCTCCTGCTCTTTGGCCAATTTAGCTGCCGCTTGCTCTTCGGCTTTTCTTGCCCTCTCCTCATCAGCAAGCTTTTGCGCTGCCGCCCTCTCTGCAAGTTTTAACTCGCGCTCTTCCCTGGCCTTTATCCGCCTAGCATGCACTTCGGCCGCATGTTTATCTTCAGCCTCTTTTCTCAAACGCTCGCGCTCTTTTAACTCCTCTCTATTTTGAGCTCTTTGAATCGATCCGCCATTACTTAGAACCTCTGATTTAAAACTTGTCACTTCATTTGCTACCTGCGTCATTACTGATCTCCTCTTTTAATAAACCACCCTCTTGAACTTGTTGCAGCCGCCGCTCCGAAAATAGATTGATGCCCAAGTTAGGGTCGATATAACCCTCCCCTTGCTTTTCCACCTTCGGTATAAATAGATTGGAATCGATGCGATCGTCATATCGCAAGACAGTTTCTCGTAGGAGATTACGGATATGTTCGTAATCCATTCCTCTTGCTTGTAGGTTCTGAATTTGTATTGATAGATTTGTAATCAGCGGCAGAACCTTTAGCCAACCTTCCTTTTCTTCTATGTCATCAGGTGCACCAGTTGTACCCGCCCTAATTCGCAGATCAACCATGTCAAAGATTCGATCTTTGGTAAGGGTTGGCCAGTCATAGGTTTTCTCTTTGGTGATGACGAGCTTGCCATCGACCATAGTTGTTCTAGTAATTGGTGAGCCCATATAGCGCTCGACCTGCTTACTGGTCAATTCTTGCAATAAAACCTGGGCACTGTATTGAGCTATTTCTTGCAGCCAATCCTCTATTTGATCCTTGAATTCAAACACGCGCCCAGATAAGGCTCGTTGCAGAATATTGGCTTCGGTGGCCGTCTTAGGCCTTACTACTGTTGAGCGGGCAGCATCCTGCAATCCGGTAACCTGCTCCCAGTCATACCGCACTGCACTGGTGTCATAAACAATCGGGTCTATCTTTGGGTGACCTCTGGGAATAATCACCTGGTTAAGAGGCTTACCTTCGGTATCAACGATGGTGATTTCACCAAATCGTGAGTCAGCATGTTTTTTGATTGTTTTCTCATTGATATCCGCTGAGGCTACCCATCCCGGAATACAGAGGTCTCTGTGCTGATTAAATCGATCTCTCGCCTCATTGTGCTCATCTTGCAGACGTTCAGTCAGATCAACTAGGCTCGGACCAACAAACTGACCGTCAACCACTTGATACGGCAGCAAGAAAAATGGATACCAACGCTCTCCGGCCCTAGGCGGTGAATATGGTTCACGTAGCCATTCTGCAGCGCCCTCTACCATGGTGTAAACACGCTGGGTAGTTCTATCCCAGATTTCCAGGACTGCGATCTGTTGATCATCGCTTACCGGGCTTTTACTTGCATCTAAATGTATTGAGGCTAGGCGCCTAGCTTTCTTATGGGATAGCTCGCCTTGGCCAGGTTGGTAGATCTTGGCACTAGAGAGATTCTTTTTATACAGGGCCTCAGCCTGCGCTCTCTTCATTGGTATAACTTGGCAGATCCAATCTGCATCGGTGTAGTCCCAGAACTCACAGATTGAGGGATCTATGAGGAGGTTTTCAGTCAGCACTCGATCAATGACAAGACCTTCTGCGGCAGAAACCTCAGAGCACTCGTAAAAAGATCTAATGAGCTCATCTAGCTCAGCTCTTTTGGCATCACGATGATGACTTTGAGCGTCATCTTCGAGATCTTTCTCTAGTTCCTCAATCAGCGCTAGATTTTCTTGCGCATCGTTAATACGTCCTTGTATATAAGAATCCCTACTTAGATCTCTTTGATACATCACCTTCAGAATTCCAAAACTACAGGTTAAAGCTGCTCTTACAGTTGACTTGGCTCGATTCTTCAGTTGTGCATGCTCTAGAGCTCTATTGGTTACTTTTTCTATAGTGCTGCAAAAGAGTTTGATATCTGCGCCAGAATGAGCTGGGGTAATTGAGATCTCTGGATTGCGGGCATAGACATTAGGCAGCACTGCAGAGATAGTGCCGTGGATTATATTTGCTCTAAGACTGTAAAAGTCTTTACTGGTGGGGTCTGCGTTCCAGTTAAATCCGGCTACCGTATTACGGTTGTGTCTTACGCGTTTATGAAAGGCTGACCAGTGAGCGCGCGCATGTGTAATGCGGGCGATCCATTTTTGTTGAAGGGCATTGGAATTTTGCGGCACATCTTAGTTATAAATTAAAGTAAAGATGCGCAAGAATTTATTGCGGATAAATTTATTAGGGCGAAAGCATAAGATCGGAAGATGAGAACGTCATATTAAAATTCAACTGATATGGTTCGGCCCAAAGCAGGCATTCTTCTCCAAACTAATTGTTAGACAGCCTTTGCTTCAAATGCCACCAGGAATTCATTTACTAATTTTTTGGAAAAACATTGAGCAATGTGACCTTTGATGCCAGCTTTTGACATTCGAGAGGACGCGCTCTGAATCTTATGGCACCAGCCAGAATCAAGCAACACAAAGTCACATGTCAATGCAGATGAAAATGCATGCAGAAAATCCATTGCATCATTTTCATTAAATATATATTTTTCATTAACATGAGGCTCCCTCAAAAGCTCTTGAAAGAGTGCCCTTCGCAATGACATATCTGCTTTGGGTATAAATTTCTTGGCATTACAGGTCTTTTGTGGGTCTTTAGTTAACGACATTACAGCCTCAGCAATGCCGATCTTCATCTCCTGAAAAAGTGGAAGCAGTTGTTCCCTGTGGTTTATGGCATCTTGAATAAACCGATGTGTATTCCATCTACCTCCAACAATAGATGCTCTAGCAGCTAAATTATCCAAGTACCAATCTTTTTGAGGGCCAAGCAAACCCGGAATTGAGCCCTCCTCAAAAATATACCCTTTATCAACTGCAAATTCTGCAATGTGAAAAAAAGGTAACGCTCTTTGAATTAATACTTCTGCATCTTTGGCTTGGGATAAGTCTGTCATTCCAACAAATTCAAATAAATTTGCAGTGGAAAATAGCCAAAGACCATTCGCACGATGTAGTGCTTTAATAAACCGTTCTTGGTCCTCTAGATTCTCAGAAAAATGCCTTATAGCCCAATGATCCAAATAGACCGCTGGGCGATGAAATTGCTGGGCGATCCGAAAACCGTTACCGTCAATGGGATGAATTGTCATTGCCATAAAATCCAATTCTGACATAAGCAGCAGCGGCAATTACACAAGACCTGTCGTTCAGGCATTAACATAGGTGTATTAATGTAAATTAAATAGATCATGAAACGGTCTATGCACTCTAATCAAATAATAAGATCGTCAACTCTGCGCACTCTCATCACCCCATACCTCGTAGCATCCCAAGCATGATCCTCAGCATCGGTATCCACATCTTCTGGATTTAATGAATCTGGCGGTAATTGCGGGACTGTTCTTAGCCAGTGTTTGCAGGTACTGAATACTTTTAATCTTCCCTCCGCCAACAGACGGATGATTTCTTGAGCGCCGTTTACTCTACTTCTTGGGGCGTTGTAGGCTTCGGTCCATTTAACCCCCTTATCTCTGAAGATTTGGCCAATGGATCGCTCTGCTCCTATCTTCGAGAATATGGATGGGTCAGCTAGGTTCATGCGGTATTCATAGCCTAGTCTTTGATCATGAATTTCGATCTTCTTGATCTTCTCCGCCACTACCGTTGCGTCCTCTCTTGTGCCGGTGTTTTCTTTATCTCCATACCCATATAGCTCTCTCCAGAGGTAATAGACTCCATCATTAGATAAAGCAAACCAGTAAATGGCATATGGCCTAGCATACCCCCAATCCATTGATCTCCATACCTTCCAGGCTGGAGGTATTGCGAAGGGTTCTACAACGTGTTTGGAGGGCTGCCATACGCCTTTCAAGAAACTTCCCACATGGATATCCCAATCTCCCTCCAACCATGCTCTACGCCTGTTTGGATCACTTAGTGACTCTAGGCTCGTCAGATAGTTTGGGTCATTTCTGAGTAGGTGCGTGTTCTCATATATCGTCGAATGAATTCTCACCCTGGGTAATGCACCTTCTTGCCGAATGATTTGCCCTGCTGGTATTGCGCCAATCTGAAACCGCTCCTTCACGGATGCATGCCCAACTCCAAACGGATTGCATGTAGCTCTCACCATTCTTGGCATTCCTGGATGAGATGACCTGCAAGTGGAATGCATTGCTTCGTAAAAAGAGAGGTTGCGCCAGTTGGTGAGCTCCTCGAACCCTAGCCATGGATATTCGTGGCCATGATAATTCCAGTAGTCGTCTTCGTTAGCCCCATAACGGAAATACAGCATCTCTCCTGTTGGCCATTTCCAGACATAATCCGATTCATTGAACTTAGCGCCTGGGAAGATCTGATAGAACCAGCGCTTACTCTTCGCTACTACGTCAGCCAACTGCGGATAAGTAAGGCGAAAGAGTGTGCCACGCCAATGATCTCCGAAGCCTCTGCCTACATGCTGGGCATAGCTCATTAATAAGGTGTCGGTCTTACCCCCTCCTCTGGTACCTTCAAGCAATACCTCATAGACAGGGCAAGTCAGAAACAGGGTCTGGCTTCCAGGCAATGGAGCCCAGATGGTTTTCATGGGTTTTATTTAATACGTCAGTGTTTTGGCTGAGCGGCTAACTCCCACTCCTCAACACTCATTGCACTTGGAACAACCAAGACTCCACTTTGTAGGGGCGCTCCATCCTTACCAGTATGCTCAATGGCAGAAAGACGAGGATGAACATAGGGGGCAGCGTGTCTTGCGATAGTGGCAGCCATGTTCAAGAGTTTGATTCGGGTCTCGGTGATGACGCCATGATCATGATCCACACCCTCGTGAGCATGAACACCATGCTTGCTGCAATTATCCGCCTCTTGGTAGAGCTCCATCATTGTTTTCATCATGACCTCTAAGGGTGTGATCCCTTGCGCGGCAGCCACCTCTGCAATTTCACGCGTTCTCTTGGTCAGACTTCCTTCTTTTCGCCCTGCCCCTGGTCTAGCTCCTCCTTTGGTTGATGACTTTGGTTTTGATTTCTTTTGATTGTTTTCAATCATGATGATGCGTCTGGCTTTCTAACCATCTTCAAAAGGTGGGGTTGCAATGCCACTGAATC